TTCGTAAACACAATCTTGGTTTTGGTTCCCGTTCGTGGCGATATGCTATGATCGTCGATGATGGTATTATCGAAGCCATGTTTGAAGAAGCAGGTTATCAGGATAATGCAGAGCAAGATCCATATGGTCTTTCATCTCCTGAGAACGTAATGAATTATCTTAATGCCAAGGCAACTGAGACAGAGCGTAGTTGATGCGTATTCTTGTAACAGGTGGTCTAGGTTTCATTGGTAGTTTTCTTGTGGAAAGATTGATGCAGGATCATTCAGTTGATGTTGTTGACGATCTTTCCACAGGCGACGCTAGATGGAAGGTAGATAATGAAAACGTTAGGTATCACATCACAGATGTTGTTACCTATTGTAAAGAATCGACAAAAACATATGATGTAATTTATCATCTGGCTAACAATGCTAGAATTTCTATGTCGTTCGATTATCCAGAAGAAACATTGCTCAATAACTACCAGAGTACCATTGCCATTCTCGAATATATGAGAGAAACTAATCCCTCTGGTAAGCTATATTATGCGTCATCTTCGACAACAGAATTTACAGACAAGTTTAATAATCCATACACTTTTTCTAAAAAGGTGTGTGACGATATTTTATATCTGTATAACATGCATTTTGGCATTGACTTTTCTATCGTAAAGTTTTATAATGTCTATGGTTCGATGAGAGAGAAGGATTTGGGTGAATACACCACAGTCATTCGTAAATTCAAACAGAAGGTTGAAGAAGGACTTGCACTACCCGTGTATGGTCCAGATCGTCGTCGCGATTTCACTCATATTGACGATACAATTGATGCTCTTGAAATTATTCTCAAAAAGAATGATATGAACAGAGTATTCCATATTGGTACAGGTCAAAATTATTCAATCCAGGAAATTGCTGATGCCTTTAACCATCCTATCGAGTATCAACTTGATAAGAGACCATACGAACTTCATACAACTCTAAGTATGCCAAATGTTCCAGATTGGAACTCAACCAAAAACGTAATTGATCATATTAAACAGTGGAAAAAAGAATATGCCTCTAGCAATAGATAATCTTAGCGCCAAGGCGATGGGCGGTAGTGAATTGATGAAGTACAAGCTGATCGAGCGGCTCCCAAAAGAGTTGACCGATCAGTTTCAAATTTTCGTATCTCGTATTCAGGAACCTCTTAATCCTGATCTTATTAAAATTTATTGGCATCAGGATCTACCAGAAGATCCTAATGCTATCGAACCATTGAAGAATAATGGTTGGAAAAATTTTGATATGCTTGTATTCAATTCCTCTTGGCAGCAAACTGTTTTTCAACGTGCTTTTAATATTCCTTATTGGAAGTGTATTACTCTTTGTAATGCTATTGAGCCTTTTGAACTTGTTGAAAAACCAAATCCGGATGATGCTGTAAATCTTATCTATCACACTACACCTCATCGTGGCCTTGAGCTTCTTATTCCTGTGTTTGAACGTTTAGCTGATGAAGATAAGAATATCAAGCTTGATGTCTATTCAAGTTTTAATATGTATGGTTGGGGAGATCGTGACGCTCAGTATAAAGAATTGTTCGATCGTTGTATCGACCATTCACAAATTAATTATCATGGTTATCAAAAAAATGATGTTGTTCGACAAGCTTTGAAAAAAGCTCATATTTATGCATATCCTTCTATTTGGACAGAATCTTCTTGTATAAGTTTGATGGAAGCTATGTCCGCCCGTACTGTATGTGTTCATAGCAATCTTGGTGCTCTCTGGGATACAAGTGGCGGTCTTACACGTATGTATCAATTTGACGAAGATATTAATATTCATGCAAACCGTTTTGCTCTAGTTTTGCAAGATGCTATTGATGCAGTTCGTTCTAAAAATATTGAAACTGAATTGAGGTTTATTAAATCTTATGCAGATATTCGTTTCAATTGGGATCGTCGTCAGGGTGAATGGATGAATTTGATGCAATCACTAATTTCTAAGAAAACCGCTGGTACTCTTAAGAACCGTGACGAAGGAAGATTTATTTACAGAACGTGAGATATATAAATAAAACAGAGTCAGTTTAACAAAGGTAACTCGATGGATAACGTTATACCGTTTCCTAAACATAATCAAAATCCTATTCCAGTAGATCTAGAAGAGGTTGATTATAGAATCAGTCAAATTAAAAATCACCATATCAATGAAACATTAGCGACGGTTATACCATTAATGTTTTCATATCTAGAATCTGCTGGTTTTGATTTTGGTACTATGGACGAAGATGAAGAAGGTTTGGATGATCCAAACATCAAGGATGCTGCATTTATGGTAGAGGCTATTAGATCTTTGCTTTGCAAACATCATGATATTGATCATCCTTTCCAACAAATATCTGACGGTATATTCGAACCAGATCTATCGAATAAGGGTGTTTTTAGTCTAGTGAAAAAACTTAGTATCGAATTTAAGAATGTAGAGAAAGGGACAGCTGAAAGCTGATATAATATGATTATTGTTGATTTGTCTCAAGTGATGTTGTCCAATTTGATGATGCAAATTGGTAACCATACAAATGCTAAGATCGAAGAGAATATGGTTCGACATATGGTGTTAAATTCTCTTCGTTCGTATAAGTCAAAATTTTCTGAAGATTATGGTGAGATTGTTATCGCATGTGATAACACTAACTACTGGCGTAAGCAGCTGTTTCCCTATTATAAGGCGAACCGTAAAAAGAGCCAAGCAAAGTCAGAATTGGATTGGAAGGCTATTTTCGAATGCATGAACAAGATCCGTGCTGAGCTTAAAGAATATTTCCCCTACAAGGTTATTGATATTGAATCTGCTGAGGCGGATGACATCATTGCGACTCTTGTTAATGACGTTATCGCACCAGAAGGGTTTCTAATTTTGTCTGGCGATAAAGACTTTATTCAGCTTCATAAGTATGATAATGTTAAGCAGTATGACCCTGTACGTAAGAAATGTATTCAACATGCAAACCCTAGTCAATATTTGATGGAACATATTCTTAAGGGAGACAGCGGCGATGGCGTTCCTAACATACTTTCTCCTGATAATTGCTTTGTTGTTGGGGAGCGCCAAAAGCCTCTGACTCAAAAAAAGATCGATTCATTGATAGAGCTTGGACTTGATGGTAAATTCGATCATCCTTTGGCTCGCAATTATGCTCGTAATAAAAATTTGATTGACCTAAGTATGATACCTGTAAATGTCAAGGAAAATATCCTAGATTCTTACAATTCACAAAACGACAAAGGTCGCGACAAACTGTTTAATTATTTTATTGCTAACAAACTTAAAAATTTAATGGAATCGATTGGAGATTTTTAATGGCTACGAGAATTGGTATTTCTGAATTTCTACATAATGTATCTAAATTCAAATCAAGAGAAGACAAGATTCGAGTTCTAAGGGAAAACGATCATTTTGTAATTAAGACAATTCTTCAGGGAGCTTTTGATCCTCGTATCAAGTGGCTTCTCCCAGAAGGTGATCCTCCGTATAAGCCAAATGATCTTGTAGATCAAGAAAATGTTTTGATCCATGATGCTCGCAAACTCGTTCATTTCGTTGAAGGTGGCAACCCAGGATTGAAGCAACTCAAGAGAGAAGCAATGTTTGTTGAGATGCTAGAAACCGTCACACCTTCTGATGCAAAACTCCTTTGTGCTATTAAGGATAAGAAATTGCCTTGGAAGGGAATTACCGCTGATATTGTTGCAGAAGCATACCCAGGATTGATTGGATAATGAGTAAGTCTGCCTTTAAGAAGTTTCGTAAGAACGATTGGTCTTATGATGACGAAGAAGAAGTTTCTGATCAGCGTAGTAATTACCTTGAGAAGAAAAATCAAAAGAGAGTTGAACGTGCCCTCCGCACCAGGGACATTTCAGCTCTCTTAGAAGACGAAGAAGACGAAGAAGACGAAATTGGATTTGAAAAAAAATATTCTACCTTTGAGGAAGAAGATCTATAATGCCAACATACAAATTTCTTAATAATGAAACTGGTGAGGAGCACGTGGAGTTTATGAGTATCACGGCTCTAGATGAGTATTTGAAAACTAATTCACATATAACTCAACTCGTTAATGGTGCACCCGCTCTCTCTTCTGGTAGAGGAATGAAAAAACCTGATGAAGGTTTCCGTGACTTGCTAAAGAATATGAAGAAAGGCAATTCCAAGGGACTTTTTGGGAGTACAATTAACACATTTTAAAAGAAGAAAACAATGGCAACTGAAAGACTGACAAGAAAACAAAAACGAGTTCAGCGTCAACAAGGTCAAGGTCAGGAAGAAAGCGTTCAGCGAAATAATTTAAGCCTCAAACATTTTGATCCACTAACAGCAAATCAAAAATTAACATACCAATCATTCAATCAGAAAAATTTAATGCTTCATGGTATGGCTGGAACAGGTAAAAGTTTTATTTCGCTCTATTTAGCACTAAAGGAAGTTATCAAAACCGATAGTCCTTTCAAAAAGGTTGTCATTGTCAGAAGTGTGGTACCAACAAGAGACATGGGATTCTTGCCAGGTAATAATAAAGAGAAAGCAAAAGTATATGAAGCTCCCTACTACGCTATCTGCACAGAGCTCTTTGGAAGAGGAGACGCTTATGAGGTTCTTAAATCCCGAGGAATTATCGACTTCATATCTACTTCTTTCATACGAGGCATTACTCTTAATGATTGTGTCATTGTGGTTGATGAGATTGCCAATCTAACATTGCATGAACTGGATTCGATCATCACTCGTGTTGGTAAAAATTGTAAGATCGTTTTCTGTGGAGATTTCAGTCAGTCTGACTTTACTCGCGATCAAGACAGAAACGGTCTTAAAGATTTTATGAAGATTATCGATAGAATGAAGTCGTTCGAATTTATTGAATTTAATGAAGATGATATTGTGAGATCGGCAATGGTGAAGGAATATATCATTTCAAAACATCGTTTGGGAATCAATGCGTAAAATATTTGAACACTCTTTTTTTCCACCGATGAATTTAGAACGAGTTGTGATTGATGGTAAACGTCATTATGCAACTCCTACTGGTGAAAAATATCCATCAGTTACAACCGTTCTAGATCAAAAGACAGATAAGACTGCACTTCTTGAATGGAGAAAGAAAGTTGGTGAAGCTGAAGCTAACCGAATTTCAACACAGGCTGCTAATCGTGGCACTGCCATTCATAATATCGCCGAACACTATCTTCTCAACAACGAAAGTTTTCCTAAAGGTTCTATGCCTGCAAACATAGATACTTTTAGGAAACTACGTCCTATCATTGACGATCACATTGGTAAAGTGTATGGTCTCGAGTACTACCTCTATTCTCACACACTCAAGACTGCTGGCGCGACCGACTGCATTGCTGAGTATGATGGTATCAACTCTATCATTGATTTTAAAACGTCAAGAAAACTCAAGAAGGAAGAATGGATTCAAAATTATTTTCTACAGGCTACTTGCTATGCCATGATGGCCGAAGAGCGCCTTGGTTTGGAAATTCCTCAAATCGTCATCCTAATCGCCGTTGACCACGAGGAGCCTCAGGTATTTGTCAAGCCCAAGTCTGAATTTATTAGCAAGGTTCGTGAACTTTTCGCTTGACAAATATGAGTTTCTACGGTAGAATGAATAATAGGTTGGATTGAGGTGTGGTTGTGAACCTTTCTGGAAATGTAACGATTAAGGTTCTTTCCCCGCTCTGGGAGCATCGCGATGCTTACGCCTACCCTATTGCTCAGTTCGAGTTGTATACGGGTCCAGTATTGCCTAGCCCAAGTTGGGTTGGACCTGAGTCAGTTTGTATCGGAACCGGAAACAAACGTTTCCCCTTTCGAGTGGTAGAGCGGGCGAGGATTGTGGAGTATAGCCAAGCCCAAGTAGTCCCGAAGGTTTCGGAAATTGTAACGAATGTTAAAAAAACAATTCGCTTTACTAATTTCCAAAACTACGGTAGAATGAATAATAGGTTGAAACGGGGAATGGTCCCCAAATCTGGTGAGGTTGTTATGGCTAAGGTCAAGTCTGCTAACGTCGAAAAGCATGGTGATAAAACCCGCATCGCGATTGAAATTATGGAAGCCAACGTAGGAAAGTCCTACGATGTGGTTTCGCAAATGATCGCTGATGCTATCGGTGTTGATATCGGTCGTGCTCGTGTGTACTACCGTCACAAGGTGATCAACGGTTTGGCCAAGGGTTATAGCCCTGACGTTCGCCCGTGGGAGGTGAAGGGTGGTCGTACGGCTACCGCCAAGGCACCGAAGCCCACTAAGGATATCCATGCCGCCTCGAATAAGCTGATCGGCTCTTTCGTTGCTCGGGAAGCCAAGGCTAAGGCTAAGCTTGAAAAGGCTTCTAAGAAGCTGATCGCCAAGACCAAGGTTGAGATGAACATCGACGAAATTGCTAAGATCAAGGAAGCCAACCTTGCTCGTATGAAGGAAGTTTCAGAAAAGCTGAAGCCGAAGGGCAAGGTTCGTGACTACGGTACTCGGGTCGCCGCTCCGGAGGGTGATGGTGTAGCTGATTTTGATCCTAGCTTGGCTCGTGAGGAAATTAACTCTATCCTCCGTGATGAGCGTTTGATCGACGTTTGCCCCAAGTTCGTTCGTGAAGACGCATGATGGGTTTGGACCTACGGGTCCATTCCTCTCTAGCAGATTAAGGTCTGCTGCAGTGGAATGGTTTCTAGGAGATGATGATGACTTCACTTGATGAACGCATGAACGAGGGTATTGATCGGCTGATCGCTCGGCTTGAAGCTCTCAAGGCTCAAGAAGGCAAGTATTCGGCGAAAGTCTATGAAGTTTCTATGGTGGCGCTGGATGCCAAGAACTATGCTGACTACTGGGAATATAAGCTCACCGATTGGGCTAACGACTGAGGAGATAGATGATGGAAAATGACAAGTTCGTTAAGGTCATGATTGATATAATCGTCCAGCTTTCGTTTCTGATCGGTGGTATCGTTCTGGTTGGTTTAGGTTCGAACTTCTATCTCGGCTTTGGGCTTGCTGCTCTGGTAATCTACGGAAAGACGGTGGAATAATGGCGAATTTACCGATGCTCGTCTATGATCGTTCCCAAATTTATGGTCATAGACCAGAGGCTGACGAAAATTTTGAGCAAGAGCCGCCCATCGAAACCGTAATTGACGCTGAGCAGATCAAAGAAAAGGTTATGGATTACCTTGGTGCTGTTCTCGCTCGTTGTTGGTACGACAAGCAGCTTCTCAAGGGTCTTGAAACAAACGCCCATCGTACCCTACGTCACCTTGGTATTTTGCTACCAGACGAGCTTGAGATTTTGTTCGAGAAGTCAAACAAAGAGCGGCCACGTATCCTCATCTATGAGTGGAACAAGGAGCGCTCTTTTAAACGCAAAATTTGCTATCTGCAAATGATCATGATGGCTGGGAGATAAGTATGAAAATCAATCCGATCGATATCGCTGGCGCCAGTCAAACGGGTCGCCTTTACGACATTAACGTTGATACAATCAACGAGATCCTCGGCTTCGGTCCTAATATCGATGATGATCCATCTAAGGTCGTTAACTCTTGGGGATTTGAGATCGATGGTCATAAGTTCGGTATTTGGGATTACAAAGGTTCTCACCATCTCGGTCAGTTCTCTACCTATGGCAATCCCGAAGTACTCTCGAAGCTCTTTCCCGCTCATTACGTTTAAGGAAGTCGAAAATGGATAAGGTACAAATCGCTCGTGAAATTGAAACTATCAATGAAGAATTGCTTCAGCTTATCGATAAGCTTATTGGTGCTGAACCTGGAACAGAGCAAGCCGAGGCTTTGAACGCTGTGGCGAACGCCATTTTGTTCCTGGAGAACTACCTGTACCCAGATTTGGCTACGGCGATTGATGAAGATGTCCATCTTTACGACGACGAATAATAGTGCTTGACTTTTTCAGAAGCCTATGCTATAATGATGACAGTTGAAACGAAACGAAGGTGAATCCAAATGGCTCATATGATTGAAACCGTGAATGGCGTCGCTCAAATGGCTTACGCTGGTGATGTGCCGTGGCATGGTCTCGGTACCAAGGTTCCTAACGACCTGACTCCTGAGCAGATGCTCGATGCGGCTGGTCTCAACTGGACCGTTGATAAGGTTCCTGCCTACGCTAAGGTGGGCGGTAAGCAGGTCGATATCGGTCAGTCGGCTCTGGTTCGTTCGATGGATAACAAGATCCTCGACGTTGTGTCCAATGACTGGAATCCTGTGCAGAATCAGGAAGCTTTCGAGTTCTTCAATGACTTCGTGGCTGCTGGTGATATGGAAATGCATACCGCTGGTTCGCTTCGTGACGGTCAAATCGTTTGGGGTCTCGCCAAGGTGAAGGAATCGTTCTCGCTGTTCAAGGGCGATCAGATTGATTCCTACCTGCTGTTTTCCAACTTCCACAAGTACGGTCATTCGACTGATGTGCGCTTCACTCCTATCCGTGTGGTTTGCAATAACACTCTGACTCTCTCGCTCAACTCTAAGGTCGAGCAGATGGCAAAGATTAGCCATCGCAAGGTGTTCAATCCCGATGACGTCAAGGGTATGCTGGGTATCGCTCACGATAAGCTTGCTCAGTACAAGGAAATGGCTACCTTCCTTGGTTCGAAGCGTTACAACGATGAGAATATCGTTGAGTACTTCACTCGCATCTTCCCTGTGTCTGGTGCGAACGATAAGAAGAAGAAAGAAGTTTCGAAGAACGCCGAGTTGGCACTTGATGTTCTTGAGAAGCAGCCTGGTGCGGAATTCGCTCCTGGCACTTGGTGGCAGGCTTTTAATGCTGTCACCTATGTAACTGACCATCTCCATGGTCGCAATGCTGACAATCGTCTCCAGTCTGCATGGTACGGTTATCATAAGGGTGTCAAGACCAAGGCTCTTGAGACTGCAGTTGAAATGGCTGAAGCTGTCTAATTTATCCCCAACAAAGGAATATATCATGTCTTATGCATACGATTCAGTCCATCAGGAAGATATCCTCGAGTACATTCGCTGCCTTCCTGAAGATCAGGAGTTTACCTCTCGATCAATCACTACGTATCTTGATCTTTTGACGGGTACTCGACATCACATTTCAAATGTGTCTGCTCAGCTTTGTCACCTGCGTAGCGAAGGTTTGATCCATCAGGTTGCCGAACGATTGAATGAAACTGGTCAGTGCATCAACGTCTACACTCGCCTTCCTGGTCTCATGGGTTTGAATATCTTCGAAGATAACACTTTTGCCGATCAGCTTGCTGAGCTCATTCCTACTCGTACTCTGGCAGATTATTCTGATGCAGAGTTGCTTGCCGAAGTTCGTCGTCGTTTGGGATGAGGAGTTGTCATGAAGGTAATTCAGTTTCCTACACGTGAAGACGTTACCTATATAGACAACAAACCAGTCCAGAAGCCGAAGTATGGTCATCAGTATCTTGCAATGTGTAAGGATATCTTAGACGTTCTTGATTATGAAGAAGTCCTACTGTCTATTTTGGACGAAGCGTACTACAAAGATACGGATCCTGAGATCCAAGCAATGGTAGATGCATATTTTACCTTCGACCGATAGGAGAAACCATGGCTCGTCGCGCAGCACTTATATCTAAGAAGCAGAAAACGATTCGCATCTCGCGTAGTGAATCATATCTGATCAACGTTAAGTACATGGGTGAGGAGCCAGAGTTTCTTGGCGCTATGACG